GAAGGCGACTTCAAGAACCGGTTGCTCTGGGCCCGCTTGAACTTGGACAACCCGAACGCGACGGCCGTGCAGATCGCGCAATCCGAACTCTCGTCAATCTGCCGGGCGGTTGGGGTGATGACCCCACGCGACTCGACGGACCTACACAACCTGCCACTTGTGATTGTGGTGAAGTGTAAGAAGCGGGCGGACACCGGCGAACTCACGAACGAGATCAAAGGATACGTGAAGAAGGAGCAGCCGGTAATGGCTGCTTCGTCCGACGCCGACACCACGCCCCCGTGGAAACGTTAGGGGTGCCTGCACTACCCCGTTCACCGGCATCATCTGTGGTTGATGCCGGGGCGGGGCGTGCCCACTCTTCAGCCGCGCGGGTCACCTGTCCCGCGACCGCCAACGGTGATCCGCGCGGCCTCTGTTTTCTATATCGCTGGATCGGAAGCTGGCGATATAGGGTCAGCCTGCCCCCGCGACGACGGTCGGGTCATGTTCTTATCCATGGGAAATCACGACCGGCCCCACCGCAATGAAATACTAATCGACTCAAGGAAAAGCGAATGATCACATTGCGACCTTACCAGGCGGCCGCAAAGGCGGCCGTCTACGACCATCTGGGTAAACGCAACGACAACCCGTGCGTCGTCATTCCGACTGGTGCCGGCAAGACGCCCGTTATCGCTTCGATCTGCAAAGACGCAGTGACGCAGTGGGACGGCCGAGTGCTGATCCTCGCTCATGTAAGAGAACTACTCGAACAGGCCGCTGACAAGCTGCAAGACATGTGCCCGGACGTGCCCTTCGGCGTCTACTCGGCTGGCCTGAAGCGTCGCGACACGGGGCACTCGGTGATCGTCGCGGGAATCCAAAGCGTCTATCAAAGGGCCTGTGAACTGGACGCCTTCGACCTGATCATGGTCGACGAGGCGCATCTCATTCCACAGGATGGCGAAGGCATGTACCGCACATTCTTCAACGACGCACATGTCGTCAATCCACAGATGCGAGTGATCGGCTTGACGGCCACCCCGTTCCGCCTCAAGTCGGGCATGATCTGTGCGCCAGACAGCATCCTCAACCACGTCTGCTATGAAATCGGCGTGAAGGAATTGATCCGTGACGGATACCTCTGCCCACTCATAACGAAGGCGAGCAAGACGAAAGCAGATACCGGCAACCTCCACATCCGTGCGGGCGAGTTTGTCGCCGGTGAAGTGGAGGAGATGATGGACCAGGACGGTCTCGTTCAAGCCGCCTGCGCCGAGATCGTGGATCTGACGCACGACCGCCAGTCCTGCTTGATCTTCGCTTCGGGCGTCAAGCACGGGCAACACGTGGCCCAGGTCGTTACGAAGTTGAGCGGGCGCGAGTGCGGCTTCGTCGGTGGCAACACGCCGACGGCCCAGCGCGACGAACTGCTGGGGCGATTCCGCCTGGGAGAACTGAAGTATTTAGCCAACGTCAACGTATTGACCACAGGTTTTAATGCGACGAACATCGACTGTGTTGCCATGCTCAGGCCGACGCTTTCGCCCGGCCTTTACTATCAAATGGTCGGTCGCGGTTTTCGCTTGCATCCCGGCAAGAGCAACTGCCTCGTGCTCGATTTCGGCGACAACGTGATGCGACATGGCCCCGTCGATCAGATCAAACCGGTCGAACGGAAGTCGACCGGTAATGGCGACCCACCAGCTAAGGAGTGCCCAGAGTGCAGTGAGGTGATCGCAACAGGCTATGCGATCTGTCCGCGCTGTGGCTACGAGTTCCCGGTACCAGAACGGCAGAAACACGATACCAAGGCCTCGGAGGCCGAGATCCTCTCGGACCAAGTGACCGACACCGAATACGACGTCCAAGATGTCGCGTACGGCGTCCACACCAAGCGCGACGCACCGCCCGACGCCCCGAAGACAATGCGAGTCGACTATCGCGTGGGCCTCGACCACTGGCAACCCGAGTTCATCTGTTTCGAGCATGCTGGGTACGCACGGGAGAAAGCGATTGCGTGGTGGAAGAGGCGTTCTCCCGACCCGGTCCCCGACACGGCAGAGCGGGCAGTCGAGATCGCCGAAGGCGGCGGCGTGGCGCACACCGAAAAGATCTTCGTCCGCAGTGTCGCCGGCGAGAAGTACGACCGCATTCAAGGCTACAAACTGGGCCCGGTCCCCGAGCCGCTTCCTGTGCATGATGACCAAGGTTTCGATGGTGATGAGATTCCGTTTTGACTATCCAAACCATCAACAGCGAAGTGCTACTCGTATTCGATGGGTGGATGGTAGGTCACTACCCCGTCGCCATGCGTTTCACCAAGGGTGTCGGAAGTCGTTCGCACCCAAGAGACGTTTGCTTTTTCCATGTTCCCGAGTGCCCAATAACTTGACGAAGCGGCGATGCGAGTCGTCGCTGAATGAGGAGCAGTTGTGACTAATGATTCTAGATCAACCCTACCGACCGTGGCGCAGGCGTACCGAGCTGCCGGTTTGTGCGTGTTGCCGGCCATCCGAGTTGAAAAACGCCCATCCATCGGGAAATGGAAGACTTTTCAGACGCGTCTTCCCACGCAGACCGAGTTGTCGGCGTGGTTCGCGCGCGATCCGGACGCGATCTGTCTGATCTGCGGGCAGGTGTCCGACAACCTGGAGATAATCGACTTTGATGCCGGTGGCGAGTTGTTCCCGGCCTGGGCGGATCGCATTCCGCATGCCCTGCGTGACCGGCTTGCCATCGAAACGACGCAATCCGGCGGCCGACATGTGGTCTACCGCTGCGAAACACAGATCTGCGGGAACATGAAACTTGCCCAACGTAAGGACGATGACGCGGTCATTACGTTGATCGAAACGCGTGGCGAAGGGGGGCTCTTTCTATGTGCCCCGACAGCCGGCTACGAGGTCGTTCAGGGCGACATGTGCAGACTACCCGTGCTGACCGAGGCCGAGCGTGACATGCTGCTGCAGGCTGCCTGGACGCTGAATGAGTACGTGCCGCCGATCGTTGACTTCCCCGGCATAGATCGGGTGCCCGATTCCGTAAGTACGCCAAGTGTCGACAGACCAGGCGACGATTACAACCGTCGCGGCGACGTACCGGATGTGCTGAGGCAGCATGGCTGGACACACGTTCGCGGTGGAGAGAACGAATACTGGCGACGCCCAGGGAAGACGTTGGGCTGGTCCGCCACGTTGAAGGACCGCGTGTTTTACGTCTTCAGCGCAAATGCCTCGCCCTTCGAGCCGCAGCAAGCGTATTCGCCGTTCTCAGTCTACGCACTGCTAGAACATGGCGGCGACTACGAACAGGCCGCTCGGTCGCTGCGGCAGTTCGGGTACGGTGGCGATAGTGCGATCCAGATCTCATCAGACGTTGATCTTTCCGGCATCGTCGGTCGGATCGAGCAACCTTTGCCAATGACCAGTGGACTTCCGGATCCAGGACCACTCCCCGAAGAACTGCTACGTGTGCCCGGATTCATCTCGGAAGTCATGGACCATTGCCTGGAGACTGCCCCGTACCCGAATCGGACAATGGCTTTCTGTGGGGCACTCGCACTGCAATCGTTCCTGGCCGGGCGCAAGGTTCGTGATCCCGGCGATAATCGGACAAATTTGTACCTGCTTGGATTGGCCCACTCGTCCGCCGGAAAGGATTGGCCACGGAAACTCAACATCCGCATCCTGCACGAAATTGGCCTGACCGACTGTGTTGGCGAACGGTTCGCCAGCGGTGAGGGAATTCAGGATTCGCTGTTCGTCAATCCTTGCACGCTGTTTCAGACCGACGAGATCGACGGCATGTTGCAGTCCATCAACAACGCCCGTGATGCACGCCACGAGAACATAATGAGCACACTGCTGACGCTCTATTCGAGCGCCAACAGCGTGTACCCCATGCGACGCAAGGCGGGAAAGGAACTGCCGGGCGTGATCGACCAGCCGTGCCTGACGATTTTTGGCACCGCCATCCCGAACCACTACTACGAAGCGCTCTCCGAACGGATGCTGACCAACGGATTCTTCGCGCGGATGCTGATCCTTGAGTGCGGCAGTCGCGGCAAGGGCCAGGAGCCGAGCATCCAGGACTTACCTGCATCCATTTTGGAGACAGCCAAGTGGTGGGCCGATTTCCATCCAGGCATGGGAAACCTGGAGTCCTGGCATCCCGTGCCGGCCATCGTGAAACAGACAGACGAGGCCAAACGCATTCTAGTCAGAGCCCGAGAGGAGGCCGAGGCGGAGTACGCCAAGGCGGAACAGGAGAGCGATGCGGTCGGCACAACCGTGTGGGGGCGGGTCAGTGAGCACGTCCGAAAGCTCGCCCTGCTGTACGCCGTAAGCGAGAACCACACCTCGCCGAAGATCAGCAAGACCGCTGTCGAGTGGGCCGTACGTTTCGTCATGCACCAGACACGCCGGATGTTGTTCATGGCCCAAAGCCACGTGGCAGACAGTCCATTTCAAGCCGAGTGCCTGAAGCTCATGCAGAAGCTACGCGACGCGCCCGGCAACACTCTCTCACACAGCGTGCTGCTGAAACGGATGAAGGTCGACGCCCGGGCATTCCAGGATATCATCGCGACCCTCGATCAACGTGGTGATGTCGCGATCACCATCAA